GATACCTGCCATAGCCATAGACATACCACCTGCACCAGCGTCACGGGGGACATTGGAGGGCATACCAGCTGAGTCAACAGTACCTGTGGCCTGCAGCAGTAAACGCTCAAAGTTCTGAGCTGTCTGTAAGTTAACAGGATCGGTTTGACCGAACTTTAAGGGCATGATGATCTGCGTTGGATCACCGTTGGTCAGGAAAGCCTTACCGGGCTTAACTTCAAACTTAGCACCACGAGGCAGTCGGGTAGCGTCCATAGCAATCATAGGCACAGCCGTCAGAGCAGCGGAGTCCATGTGGGAACGCAGTTGACCGTCAATGGCCTTTTGCATATTGTAAGCTTTTTCAGCTGTACCACGACCGAACACACGACCGGGAACCGTATCGTCTTGATAAAGGATAACAGGACGATCCTTCATCATGTAAGGGTTTTCTTCAGCTTTCAGAAGCTTGCTACCGTTAGCGATAACAATAATAGCCTCTACAAGATCGCTGTAGTCGTCAGCAATAGAATCTTCAGGGAAGAGATCAACAACCTCTGCACCTTCATTCTCAAGCTGTTCCAAGTATTCACGAGGAACTAAACCGTAGTAGGTCAGTAATCGAACTTTACCTTCTTGATAGTTAGTAAGATCGTCTTCAGGCTCAAGCTTATCATCGTTACCGTCTAAGCCTAGCTCAACCTTCTTGTAGATGCCCTTCTCCATGCCTTCGACGACTTTATGCACGGATACAAACTTCTCAATAGCACAACCCATAGATTCATCTAAAGATGTAGCGTTAGGGTCAACTAAGAAGTTTTTAGGGTTAACAGGAACTAAGCGAACAGAGATACGATCTTTCTCGGATACGCCAATAGCGGCTTGACCTTGAACGCCGGGAATAGCTTGCGTAGCAGGGGCATATTCTTTCTCGGTCTTGACGATGATCTCACCGATACCTGTACCGTAAATCTCAGCCATCAACTCAATCTGGTCGATGGACTTCTTGATCTTGTCACGGCTAAAGTCTTCGTACATCTGAGCCTTGAGCTTTTCAATGTCCAAAGGAGTACCATTAATATCATTGATGTCATCTTTGATGTCAAAGTATTCGCCTTGACCGAAGATAGCTTCCATGATCTCAGCATGACGGGTTTCAATAGCCTGCTGCGTGGCGGGGGAGATGATACGACTACGCTCGGATTCACGAGTCTTGTCTTCAGAGGCCCAAATACCACGGAAGATACGCTCGTATTCGTTCCAAGAATCTAAGTAGTTCTGGTCACGCCAGTCACGCCAAGAATCAGTATGTTGAACAACCCACTGTACGAGTTCCTTGTCGGACTCTGTAGGCTCTTCAAACTGATTCTGTTCTTTGTTTTGTTCGTTTTCCATTTAAGTCCTTTAGTACCCACTGATCGGGTCATAAACTTCGTATTCCTCTTCTTCGTAGTCCTGTTGGTAGTTGCTTATGGCAAGCTGATCAACATAGGATAAAGCGTCAACTAAGTCATCATGTAAACCTGCTGTTGGAAACATGGATATTTGATCCCATGCTTCTTTCCAATCTTCGTCTTTGTTAAACGAAATACGTCCGTGTTCCAAACGACCCTGTAACGCCCAAGCAATACGATCCTGTTTACGCTTATTTCCGTGTGTTAAATCGGAGATATGAGCGTAGATGTTGTTTTTACGCATAAGGTCGTCTAAGTATGGCAAGACAGCATTCTTCAACGCTCCTCGCTCAATACCTACCGCTATTGGCTGCAAGTCTCGAATAGCCAACAGAATTTTAGAAGCCGTCTCTCGAATATCCCAACGACCGTGTTTAATCTCTTTAACCCACCAGTCACCTGTGTCTGTTATTTTGACAATAGCAATAGCGGTTTCGTCTAGTCGGGATTTAGCAGCTCCGGGGTTCTTACCAACTTCCTCAAAACCAGCTAAGTCAATAGCGATGACATAGCTTCCGTATTGAGGCTCAGGAGCTAATTTCAGCCAAGATTCTTTAAAGATTTCTTGACCAGCGTTATTAAAGTTTGCTTCAAATTCCTGCTTAAAGACAAAAGTGCTTAGTGTCTTCCTAGCTTCTTCGATTTCTTCAGGAGGGATAGTAGGGTTGTCTGCTGTGGTTAAGTGCCAAGACTTCCACTCTGGGTTTGTACCTTCTTTTCCCAACTTAAACCACTCATAAAAGTGATTTCTGCCTTCCGGCGTAGAGATAATTACTGCCTCGCCTTTTAAGTCAGCCAATGCAGGACGAATAATCTTTGTAAAAACCTCTTCGGGCACAAAAGCCGCTTCGTCTATAACAGCAAAATATAGTTTTAAGCCTCGAAGCGCGTCTTTGTTTTCCCCTGAACGCACATGAATTTTTCGCCCTGTTGTCAAGACAATATCCATATTGTTCACGTGCGCAGATTTAATCAATCCGCCGCCTTGCTCAATAAGAGCGTCCCAACAGATTTGTCGGGCTTGTCCTAATGTAGGAGCAACATATAAGACAGCGGAGCCTTCAGGGGCCTCTAAAGCCTTGGCTAAGAGCATCTTGATAGCAAGGTTGGATTTGCCACATCGACGGCCTGCTGCGATAACCTTAAACCGACTAGAATCTTGCCAGCACTCAATTTGCCACGGGAGCAGTTGCCACGATATTTCCATGATTTGTAAATTCCTTATGATGTTTCTCTCTGAACTCCCGAACACACTTTGCAGCTTCTTCAAGAGTTTCAAAGACACCTAAATGCTTGTCTTTACCTTCATGCCGTATACGGGCTTGGTAAACCTTATCACGGGAATGAAAACTGACACCTTTTACTTTTAAGGTGCTGGTGCGTTTTGTCTTACTGTTCCAAGCATTAGTCAACGCTGTTGCTGGACGAAGGTTTTCAATACGATCGTTTGACCTGTCTGTATCAACATGGTCTACCATTTGAGGTAAGAAACCGTGTTCCATTAAAAAGATGATACGGCTTCGCTTGTAAGACTTACCGTCCAACTCAACACGCCAGTATCCGTCTTTATGCGAATAACCTGCCTCTTGCCCAACCTTGTTTTTGTATCCCTTCTGCACTTTCCAATAGATTTTTCCATTAGAAACAGTTAGAATAGCTTGTAAATAGTCTTGAGTTAACATTTTGTGATCCTCTTGAAAAGGAATAGGTGTTTAGACCCACGCACCCATAAACGTGGTTCAAGCCCATCACTGGGTGTCTATATCTTTGACTCCAACGTCAATAATATCATCGCTGGATTGAATTGTTGGCGTACCGATAGAGCTAATATTGATCGAGATACTTGGAGCACCTCCACCACCAGCCTTAGCCTGCTCAAACGCTGATACAGGTACGATACGATCCACAATGAGCTTCCATGCAGCTGCTTGGTTCTTATGTTCATCGTTTAAGGCTGCATCATAGATAGCCTCTAAGACCTTAGCGGACTTAGGTGAGTTCAACATACGTAGCTTGTATTCGTTGATAATAGAGGCTTCACCCTTAGGTCTACCTACGCTTCTACTTTCCTTGATCTCAGCTAAATCAGCTTTCTTTGGTCTACCTGCTTTGTTGCCTGTTGGCTTTGTCATACGGAGACTCCTTGGAGTCGAGTACCTCGAAGGGTATACTCACTATCGTTCGTGGTCATAGTCTTTGTCCTTATAGGAGACATTGTTGTTATGAGTACTTTAACGACACCTATGACGTTAACCAACGTATATAGACAAACAATTAATAGTTACTTATAACAGTTATACATTTATGTAGCAGAATCTAAGATGAACTATCTACATATATGTTCCTATTCCAAAGTGTACGGATTAGAGACTATTGATAGTTGATCTTGTCTGCTACTCGTTAAGTCTAAGAAGTGGGGTCAGGCTTCATAGTTCATCTTGAGTTCTGCATAGTTTTTATCCTATGGTGAATATTATATCACACTTTTTTTGATTTGTCAAGCTTTTTTTCATCTTTGTTACAATTTTTTACAACTTTTTTTAAGTATTACACTAACGTAGTACTCAAGTAGTACACCTTATGTACCTCCTTAGTCCCCGTTTAAGCACACACCTGTGCAACGTTAAAGCCAACTTCCAGTTTATTTACTTTTTTGTTGTCTGTCAAGCACTTACTGTTGTCTTTGTTGCTTACTTTTTAGGCACTAATCTGTCCCCAATTATTTCAGTTTTTACTTTTTTGTGTGCGTCAGAGGCTCCACAAACATTCTACACATCAGTACACCCCTCCCCCCATGTCTGTTACAAACCTTACAAGTTCCTTACAAGTCAAACATCAGTGATTGCTTATATGCTTATATACGCATACGCTTGCTTACGGCAAGCTGACACTATAGGTAGTGTTAGTGAGTACTTACAAACACTATAGGTAGTGTATGCCTGTACAGTACTGTATAGAAACACAGGTGTGGGGATCGGTGAAGGTGCCTATAACGTACCCTATCAAGTACCTCAAACCGATAGCCTAAACCTACGATGATTTATGCACAAGTTATTCACAGGTTATCCAAGGGTGTGGATAAGATACGCCCAAGGGTATATAGTTATACACAGGTTAGGTCTTATATAAGACTTGAAAATGTGGATAAGTATAACTACTAGTGTGGATAACATTTTCTAAGGGGTAGGGTAGGGCAAGGGTCGATCGTGGCTTGTAGGCTGTTTAAAGCGGTCGATTGTAAAGAAGTGTAAAGTTAGGCTAAAAACGGTAGACAAGCAAAAAACCTATATAATTGAGCCATCAACAACCAACCGGAGTATCTACCATGCAAGCAGCCTACACAAACCTGATCAAATACGCATTGAAGGACGGCCATACAGTCTCTGTCTGGGATGGTGAAGAGTGGCAAGTTAAGCGATCCACTAGCTTCAAGGCTATCAAGGAAGCCGTGGAATCGGTCGAGGAAGCTGTCCTACGTATCCGTGACACTGAAGGCAACATTATCGGCTGGGCTTCTGTGTCTGCCTTCGGCCTTGAGCCTGAAGAGACAGTGGTGGACTACGGTGTAAACAAGTACATGGACACATGGAACGATAACTATAACGAATACACGTCTGCCTACCTGTAAACACCTAATAGCGGGGCTTTAATGCCCTGCTACAATGCCAACACCAACACCACACCGGAGTAAAACACCATGAAAATCAATCGTAACCTATTCACTGACCGCCAGCGTACGCTTGTAGACAAGCTGGAGACAATCGCAGACTACGCCCTTGCTATCGCCATA